TCTATTGTAAATGCAATTAACAGTTTATATGATAGCATTATAGGTAAAACATTAAAAACATTGGAAGAAGTAAGTTCAAATACGAAACAAGGATATTATGTCGATGCACTTGCAATTGCTGAACTAAATAGAAATAAAAAAGTGGAATGTTTCAGAAAAACGGTAGCAACCGATGTAGATATTCTCGTTGATTTTTCAGCAGAGGTGAATTCCATAAGAAAAAACGGTGGGAAAATTGTCTCTGCAATCCCTGGCACAACAACAAATTCTAACAATGCATTGGTGTACGGAAAAGTCTCAATCCAAGCAAGCTCAGACTGGTCAGAAGTATTTGTCAGGTGCAATAGTAATTATTATTCCGGATTGGGCGGAACAACTACGCTCAGTCTACTGGTAGTATATGTGTAATTACAATTTTGCCCAACTTTGAGCCACGGGCTCATCCTTGTTGTTTTTCATGATGTATTGGGACATGCTCATATCCCATGCAACTTTAAGTGCATGACCATTGTCATTTTTAGAATTTAATATTTTTATATTGCTATTTAGTTAAGGAAAATAAGCGCATGACACCCATAAAAAACAAGAAAGGAGAGCCTTTCTTATGATAAAAACAATTCACACTCATATGTCATGCGCTTATTATATAGAAACCTGTCAACCAGAGCCGAAAGGCTCTTTTTGTATTGTGCGACATCGCACAGAAAGGAGGAAGGAGGAAAACGAGAATGTATGGGAATTATAATACAGGCTATGGAATGTCACCAGACCAACAGCAGTTAGCACAGAACAGGCGGAACCAGATGAAACAACAGTACAATGGTGTTGGAACATATCAGCCAAACAGTTATCAGATGCAGAACAATCAGCAGATGGGAACAATGCAGATTCGAAAAGGTAGACCAGTATCAAGTTATGATGAAGCAAAAGTGAGTATGAAAATGTAATCGGGTTTGAAGTGGTTGCAGGAGAACAGGCGAAGGAAATCGAAACACATACAGATGAAAGTTGCATAGATGATATGCACAAATACCTTGTGTTATATTTTGAGAATGGAGAGACATTCATATTCAGAAATAGTGATGTTGATATGTTTGCTTGGTAGAAACAAAAAAAAAGGTGTTGACAAGTTCAGCACCCTATGATATAATAGAACCATAGAAAAGAAAACAAAATAAGGAGTGAACAGAACAATGGCAAGAATGGAAGTCATGCAAAAGAACAATGCACAGTTGATTCGTTGTTTTGCGTACAACATGACAAGGGAAACAAAGAAAGCATATAAGGAACAACAGATGTGTTTGAAAGAGTTGTGCAGAAGAGGTGTTTTTACAGAACAGGAAATGAAAGAAACATTTACAGAGTTTTAAGGAGTAAAGGACATGACATCATTACAGAAGCGTAGGTTAAAAAGGAAGTTCCAGAGGTTCTGGAAAGAATGGGGCATTACATGGGAAGAATTTGAAATGCTACTAGGGGCAATATCTACAATCATGTTTCCATTTTTATTGAGAATATTCCTTGCATTTTTTGGAATTTGATGATTGACACTATGGTATGTCGGTAGTATAATAAAAGTATAAAGTAAATAAATTCAATCAAACAGAAAAAGGAGAACAAACAATGAACAAAACATTTGAAGAAATGACAGTGAAGGAGTTAAGAGAAGAGGGAAGAAAGCGCGGGCTTACGTTGGAGAGTAAAGGGCATAAGTTCACAAAACCAGAGTTAATCGAGAGACTTACAAAGTGGGATGCAGAACAGGCTGACATTGATGCAGACATTCAGAAAGCAATTGGTGAAGCAGAACAGGAGATTCTGGTAGACCCCGAAGGTGATGAAACATGGGGTGGTGCAGAATGTGAGAAAGTGGAGACTTGTGCAGAGTGTGAACATGTTCATTGTGAGAACACGCCAAAGGTTGAAACAAAAGAAGATGGTTACATTGTGTATGCAAAAACACTGGAAGACATCGAGCAGAAGTATGGAAACAGAAAGAAACAGGAAATCTATGACAACGAGTTAAAGGTAGGCAGTTATGTTGTGTTTGTCCATTATGTAGAAGCGAGAAACGGACAGATTTACAAGAAGTTAAGAACAGCGAAGGTTGTTGGAGTCAACAGAAAGAAAGAACTTGTCAGAATCGTTACTCTGTTAGGAACAGAGAAAGAACTTTCCTTTGATGAATTACTTTATATTAAGGGAAGTGCGAAGAATTGTTCCTACCCGAAGGACATTGCAATGTATCTGAAAGAACAGAGAACAGAGAAAGGCAAGGTGCTTGTCAATGAAAGATTTGCAGAAAACAATGTTGCTGATTAAGGACAGTGTAAGAAAGTTATATGATGCACAACAGGAAAAGAAACAGTTTGATAAATATTATGGAGAGGTGAGGAAGAAAGAACAACTTGCCATTTCAAATTTCATGTTTACAAGTCTCCCAAAAGGGCAGAACAGTTTTGAAATAGAACTTGACGAGGGGGCAGAATATTATACAAACCATGTGAAATTGAATGTAACAAGAGTAAGGACAAAAAAAGTAACATGGTTGTTGGATAAGTTAAAACAGAAGGTCGGGAAAGACATATACAGTGAGGTTGTGAACAAAACATATACAGTAAATGATATGCAGGGATTGATTCGGTATTTAAAAACATGTGGAGTTGACCCAAAGAAGTTCAAAAGGTTCATTGATGTGACAGAAGAACTTGACGAAACAAAACTTGACACCTACTATGAAACAGGGGCATTGAAAACAGAAGATATAGAAGGTTGTTACGCTGTGAAGATGGGAGAGCCATACATCAGAATCACAGAGTTAAAGAAGTAACATGACGAGAGAATATGGAGGGAAAGAACTAGCAAAAGTGCTTATCTATTATGGATTGATTGCAGATGTCGTAAGTTCCGATTTTAACATCATTTGTCCTTTCCATGAGGATATAAACCCTTCCATGAGGGTGTGCTTAGCAGATGGTTCTTTCTTCTGTTTTGGATGTGAAGCAAAGGGAAATGCCCTAGACTTTGTGAGAAAGGTGCATCCAGAATTAAATGAGTTACAAGCGTGTGTTTTGTTGGAACAAATATTGAACAGTGATGAAGTAAAAAAGTTAAATGTGAAGTATAAGAAGAAAAGGAGATTGCAGAACAAGCAAGCCTTGAATGAAGCGCATGACTATTATTATGGGTTACGAACTGTTGATTGGAATGACATACACACAAAAGAAGAACATGAAGTTTTACAGTATATGAAACAAAGGGGATTTGATGAAAGAGCATTGAACATTGCACATTGTAAAACAAACTATAATATTGCTTATCCGTTTTTGTTCCCAATATTAGACAATGGGGAGTTCAGGGGATGGGTTGGCAGAACCATGAACAAGTATGTTGAAAAAAAGCGCAAGTATTTATACAATGATGGTTTTAGAAAACGAGATACATTGTGTGGAACATATGAACAAAACAAAGTGGTGTTTGTTTGCGAAGGGTTTATGGACTACCTTAGTTTGAGAACAAGAGGACACATCAAGAATGTTGTTGCTATTTTGGGATGGCATATATCAGATGAACAAGTACAGAAGTTGAAAGATAAAGGAGTGACAACGGTTGTGTCTGCTCTGGATAATGACAAAGCAGGGAATAAGGGTACAGAGTATTTAAAACGGTTTTTCCATGTGGTAAGGTTTGATTATCCAGATGGAGTAAAGGATGCTGGGGAAATGTCGGAACAAGAGTTAAAAATGGCAATCAGACGGACAAGGAGGGCTTATAAATGTGACAGTTAGTTTTAAGTTGACAATGGGAATGACACTGTTCCATGCACAGACCATGAAGGAATTACGGATTGACAAGGTAATAGAATAGGGTTATAATGAAGATAGTCAAGAATACAAAGAGTTGTGCAAAGAGTATACACAAGTGATAGGATTTGCAAGAGAGCTTAACAAAACAGAGTTTGACAAAGAATTGATGAAGGAACTAGCAAGAGAGGCGAAGGAAGTACAGAAAGAAACAATTGAACAGATGGAACAGGTTGTAAAGAATTGCTACTATCAAGGAACAACAGCGCACATATCTTTTGGTGGGTATATGATGAACCCGAAAGAGTTTTGTGCAATTCGTCTGGATGGGTTCGACATTCAATTCAGCAAAAAGTAAAACAAACGAGAAAGGAAAAACAAACAATGGGAAAAATCAAATTAGCAAACATCAAGAATGAGATTAAGAAAAGTGGAACAAGCAAAGGCAAGTTTTTGTTTTTCAAAGAGGACAGCAAGGTAAGAGTAAGATTCCTCACCGATATGGAAGATGGACTGGAGGTATCTTTCCATGACAGTTTCCAGTTGGGAATTAATGTTCCATGCCAAGAAGTATTTGGAAGGGATTGCGAGTATTGCGAGAATGAGGATTTACGGACAAGAAACATGTATGTGTGGAGCGTATACGATTATGAAAGCAAGGAAGTTAAACTGCTCATGGCGGCGGTAAACAATTGCTCTCCTGTTCCTGCGCTTGCATCTCTGTATGAAAGTTATGGAACATTGTGCGACAGAGATTATGAGATTAAGAGAATCGGAAAAGGACAGAACACAACATACAGTGTGATTCCTCTGGAAAAGATGAAGTTTCGAAACACAAAAGTAAAACCAATGTCCGAACAGGCAATGTTGAAATGTATTGACAAGGCTTATCCTGCGGACAATTCCGAAGGTTTTGAGGACGAGGACGAAACACCGAAGAGAAACAAAAAGAAGGGTGCAAAGTCAAACAATAAGCCGATAAAAGGAGAGATGAACGAACCAGAGGACGACAATGACGATTGGGATGATGAAGAGGAAGAACAGGACTATGAGAGTATGACAGCAAAAGAGTTGTTCCAGTTGTGTAAGGACAGAGACATTGAGTGCAAGCCAAAGAAAACAAAAGAATATTATATGGACCTTCTGGAAGAAGCAGACGAGGAAGATTCTGACGATTGGGATGATGAAGATTCCGATGACGATTGGGAAGATTAGAACAAACAAAAACAATTAGGGGTTGACAAAATGTCAGCCCTTTTGTTATAATAAAGGAGTAAGGAAGGAGAACAACAGAAGTGGGTAGTTATTTTGATTTACACAGACATGATGAAACTTCTTTCTTTGATGGATTCGGAAAACCAATTGAATTAGCGAGAAGGGCAAAGGAATTGGGATATACAGCATTAGGGTTGAGCAATCATGGAAACATAACAGGATTGGTGCAACATTGGTTGGCGTGTAAGGAGGTAGGAATCAAACCAATATTAGGGTGTGAAGTTTATTTTCAACCAAAGTTTAACAAAAAGAATCCACAGAGAAAGTCTTATCATTTGTGTTTGTTTGCACAAAACAAAACAGGATATGAAAACTTGTGTCACATTATGACAGAAGCAAATGTAAAACAATACTATTACAAACCAATTGTTGATTTTGGATTATTGGAGAAGTATGCAGATGGGTTGATATGTTCTACTGCTTGTATTGCATCAGCAACAAGCCAAGCGATTGTGAATGGTAATGTTGAAACAGCAGGAAAGTTGCTTGACAAGTTCAAGGATATTTTTGGAAACAATCTGTATGTGGAGATTCAGCCATACAAGATTGACAAAAAGGGAACACAACAGAAAACAGATTATGTTTTGATGAAGTTAGCAAGGGAACGGAAAATCAAGTGTATACTAACATCAGACAGTCATTTTGGAAGTAAGGAAGATTTTGACACCTATTGTAAGATGCACGAAATCGGGAAAACAACACTTGATGTAAAGAACACATATTCAGAAAGGTATATGCCTAGCGAGCATGAAATAGAAGAACGATTTGTAACAATCTACAAGAACAAGTTTAAGGATGCCTTTCAGGTTGCAGAAATGTTCGTTGACAACTTAAAGAAGTTACAAGACAGCGTGGAAGAAGATATACTTTCGCAATGTGAGTTGGTCCTGCCCAAGATTGTAACAAATGGAGAATCAAGCGAAACAGTGTTGCGTAAGATGGTACAGAGAGGATTGAAGAAGCGAGGGAAGAACACAAAACAGTACATACAGAGATGTAAACAGGAACTTGATGTAATACATTATCATGGGTTTGATGATTATTTTCTAATGGTGCAAGACTATGTAAATTGGGCGAGAGAGCATAACATAGCAGTTGGACCGGGTAGAGGTTCAGCATGTAATTGTTTGGTAGCTTATGCAATTGGAATTACAGATGTAGACAGCATCAAATACAATCTGGATTTCAGCCGATTTATGCGTAAGGAAAAGAAGAAATTGCCGGATATAGACATTGATTTTGAAACAGATAGACGACAAGACGTCATTGATTATGTCGTGAACAGATACAAAGGACAGGCGGTACAGATTTGTTCTTATGGAGAATACAAGATTGACAACCTTGTGAATGACCTTGCTGGGGTATGTGGATTGCCTACAAGTGGTAAGGAATTAGACGAGTATGACAAAGAACAGAACAAAAAGGTTGTTGCAGAAATCAAACACTTCATAAGAGAGTATGAAGAAGATGGCAGATTGAATATGCAGTTGCTTTTGGAAGATGAAAGAGCAGAAGAATATAACAGTCAGTATGACAACATTATGAAACACTTTTCCAAGTTGTTTGGAAAGATACGGTATTTAGGAAAACACGCCGCAGGGGTTGCAGTGGTGGGTTCTGATATATCAAATTATACAGCAGTCATTCGTAGTAAAGGGGATATGCTCAGCAGTAGTTATGACCTGAATGATTTAGAGCATATTAATTGTACAAAGTTCGACATGCTAGGATTAAAAACAATGTCAGAGTTACGAGAACTGGAAGAACATACAAACCATATTGTAACAGATGAGGATAGAGAAGAACAAGAAATATATAAAATGTTTCAAGAAGGAAAAACAGATGGAATTTTCCAGATGGAGAAGTCAGCACCCAAAAAGATTCTGGACATGATAAAGTGTGATTGCATGGAAGATGTGATTGCGGTAAACGCTTTGAACCGACCTGCACCGTTACAATTAAAGATGCATGAAACATATGCATATAACAAGTTATCTGGAAATGTAGATAAGAACACACCGTATTACAAATATACAAAGGAAACATATGGAACAATGTTGTACCAAGAACAGACCGTTGAGGTTGCACAGAAGTTGGGACATCTGACACCACAACAAAGTTTTGATTTGCTAAAGATTATGAAGAAAGCAGAGAATCAGAACAAACCAGAGTACATACCAATCATCGAACAGATGAAAAAGGATTTCTTTAAGGGTTGTAGAAGTGAAGGATTGACAAAAGAACAAACAAAAGAAATCTGGGCAAGTATGCTGATTTATGGTTTTAACAAAGGGCATAGTACAGGGTATACAATTATTAGCGTAGACCAGATGTGGTACAAGATACATTTTCCTGCTGAATTCTGGTATGTGAAAATGAAGTATGCAGGGAATGATGCAGATTTACACAAGTATTCACAATTTGCAGTAAAAGACAATGCTGTTGTGATGTTACCTCATGTGAATTACACAGCGGAAACGTCTATGCGTATGATGGATGGAGAGAATGTAATTCAGCAAGGACTTAGTATTCTTAAAGGGGTAGGAGAAAAAGCGGCGCAAGCAATTGAAGCTGAACGGCGTGAGCATGGCGTGTTTAGAGATTATGATAATTTCTATGACAGATGTAAAGGAAGAACAGTAACAACGAGAGTGATTAGCATTTTAAAAGAACAAGGTGCGTTAGAGTTTAACAAGCGCAGATACCTTTCCAGGGTGGTAAAGTATAACAGCAGTTTGTTAGGGAGGTAACAGAGCATGGACTTATTGGAACATTATGTAACAAACATGACAAGGGAACATGAAACAGATTATCAAGGGGTAAAGATGTATGAGCTGATTTGTGATATTAAATGCCGTGGGAACATAAAGAAACAAGAACACATTTTACTTCTGGAAGAAGATTACAAGATGATACAAGAAAAGGGATATTATTTAGCATAGGTGGTGAAACAAAACAATGGCTACTAAAAATGGAATGAACAAAGAAGCAATCATGAAGTTATGTTCAGAGATTTCAAAGAAGGAAGGCGATGGGATTGTCTATAGTCTGGGGAATAAAAATGGAGTGTTAAATATTCCTCGTTGGAGCACAGGACTTCCAGACCTTGATGCAATCATAGGTGGAGGAATCCCAAAAGGAAGAACAATAGAAATATTCGGAGCAGAGTCAGCAGGGAAAACAACGCTTGCTTATCAGTTTTGTGCTCAACATAAAATGTGCCTTGATATACCGATTGAAGGAACATTTGACGCAGAACGTGCAAAGTTGTTTGGCAACAGACCAAAACAAATGTTGGTGTATAGAGCGAGATATGGAGAAAAGGCTTTCAACAGAGCAATCCGTTTCGCAGAAGAAGGAATACCAATGATTGTGATTGACAGTGTTCCGTCTATGCAACCAAAAGATGACATCGACAAAATCAGAAAAGCAGTAAACACAGACAGTGAACAGGAAATGCGGATAGGTGGAGTTGCAAGATTGATGGACAAGTATTTACCAACGCTGGAAGATGTCATTGAACAAACAGGAACAACGGTTGTGTTTATCAATCAAATTCGTGATAAGATGAATGCGTTACCTTTCGGTGATAACATACAAACGCCCGGAGGGCATAAGTTAAAACATAGTGCAAGCCTTAGAATACAGGTTGCACGAAAAGGATATATTGACATACCAAATCATAATCCTTATAATAGTGCAAGTAAGGAAACAATCGGAATGATTATGAAATGTAAGGTTGTAAAATCAAAGGTATGCAATCCAAAGGGCGAATGCGAGATACCATTGTTTTATGACAGGGGGTTTGTGGACTTTGCAGACCTTGAAGATGTAAGAAAAGAAATCATGGCAGAACATAAACAGAAGTACAAGGAAATGTTACAAGGTTAATGCGGTTCTATTGTATTCGTTTTAACAGAACATATTTTGGTGGTGGTAGTACAGAACAAAAGTTTTTCTTATATGCGAAAACAAGGTTGGAGGCAGTGAAAAGGTTCTGCACTACCACAGGTTATAAAAGTGCTTGCATTATTTCTGTCCATGTGGTATTATAGAGAACAAAAGGGAGAACAAAGCATATGGGATTGATGGATGAAATCAAACGAGAAACAGAAGGGAATCGAACAAAGATACAAAGTAGTCAAGAAGCGGAATTGGAACATAAGTTGAACGCATTGCATTATCTGGATAAGAACATTAATAAAGAATTAAAGTTCCTAAAATCGGTAATGACAAGGGGACAGGAAACAACAGAGAGGAAGGGGCTTCATGCGAGTGCCATTATTGTTTCCGATGATAAGTTTTGTTACAGACAGCAAGTGCTGAGTTTGTTTTACAAACAGGCGCAGGGAGAACAAGTACCAGTTGGATTGAAGCGGATATTTTCGGAGGGGGATACAATCCATGAAAAGTGGCAAAGATTGTTTATCCGTGGAGGGTATGCAGAGCCATTAGATTGTGATTATAGCAGATTTAATGAAGAGTTTGACCTTTCCTATACGCCAGACATTATTTGCAATATAGACGGTGTAGAAATGGTGGGAGAAATAAAATCTGTAAATACATTCCAGTTTAAGAAACAGAAATATCATGTTTCTGGAAGGAAGCAGTTACAGTTGTATATGTATTTAACAGATATCCATGATGGTTTTGTTTTGTGTGAAGATAAGAACACACAAGAAATAAAAGTGTATTTATACAAGTTCGATTACAAAGAGGTTGAGCCATACATAGCAAGATTGGAGAAAGTGCAGTATTACAAACACAGGCTTGAAACAAAAGGAAAACTTGTGCAGAGACATGAAAAGTGCGCAGGGTATCATTGTAAGATGGCAGAACAATGTCCGATGCGTGAAGTATGCTACGGAAAGAAAAAAGAAAGATTGGAATAATTTACATTTAGGGGTTGCACAAAGTCAACCCTTATGTGATTCTATAGATAGAACAGGAGAAAACAGTATGAGTAAAGATTGCAGACCAATGGGATTGTATGGGACCTATCTGGATTGCATGGAATGTGAGGACAAAGTCGGAAAGGGATTATAACAGTATTATGAGCAGATGGAATGGAACAGGCAAGAAAGTTACAAAAGAAAGTGATTGAACGATGGGAAGAGGAAGACATACCGTTCAATGAGAGGGAGGTGGAAGGGTTGCAAGATTATGTGATAGGCATAGACCAATCGTACACAAGAACAGGAATTACGGTATTAAAGAACAAAGAAGTTGTTGAGATGTTCAGCCTTGAATATGAATATTGCAATAACAATTCAGAAAAAAGAACAGCACTTGAAAACACGCTAAATGAAATTATGATAGACCATGACATAGCAAACCCATTAGTGATAACAGAACGTATCCGCCTGCGTTCGCAAGGGTTTCTGTCAGAAGCGTACATCAAGTCAACAGGAGCGTTGATTGCCATCATCATTGATTTCTTCCATTATTACAATGAAATCCCTGTATATAGCGTTGATACACGTTCTTGGAAGTCTCAAATAATCGGGAGCAGTAAGCCATTAGACAACCCATATGGAATCAACCCAGAGAAGTACCGTACAATCTGTTATTTGAGGGATAGAGGGCTTTTAAAGTATATTGTGAAGGAATATAAGGGCAAAGGCAAAAAAGGCATTATAGACGTCAAAATGGAGGTTACAGAAGGTGGTAAAAAGGTCAAGAAAAAAGTACCATGTGAAATCAATGACGATTTAGCAGATTCTTATTGTATTGCACTATATGGGTATCTACCAAAAACAAAACAAAAGTTGAAGAAGGAAAAATTTTAATGGAGGAACAAAAGAAAATGGCAAATGATTCGAATCGTGTAGCAGGAAAAGGAAAAGAAGAGTTCGCATTGGATGAATTCCGTTGCAAGGAACAATTATGCATTTTTGCAGGAACAAAGTTATGTGTGGAAGAAAGTTGTAATGGATGCAAACTGAATCATTGCAGAGTATGTAGGCATTTATTTGAATGTTTTGAGCGTGTAAAACAAGAATAAAACAAAGAAATTTCTAGGGTGTGAACAATCATGCCCTTATTTTCTTGCAACCAATCAAAACAAAACGTATTTACATTTGTTTCATCTTGTGTTATCATACAGTCACAAAGGAAAGGAAAAACAGACAGAGAAGGAGAAGGAGATAGGAACATGAGAAAATATAGAACAGAAGAAGGATTTTATGTAACAGAATTTCAGAACATCACAGAGTTGGTGCATTTCATAGAAACAAATGAAGTTTATCCAAATTTTAAGAACAAAGCAAGTGGACCAGATAGTATCAGTGGAGACAAAAGATTTACAGAGACAGAGAATTTTGAGGAAGCAAAAGACCTGTTATTGCATGGATGGGAACATGGTACAAGGGAAATCAAGGGAAGAATGGAAGCAAAAGAAACAGGCGTGAACATGAAACAGAAAACAGTCTATGATGTAGTAGGGTATCAGTGTTCTGTACCAAGATATTTGCAGGGGATTCCTACTAACATGATAAACAAGAAAGCAGTTTCACAGAAAAACAAGGTGATTACAATAAACAAAATGTGTTCCTATTCTGCTTGTGTAAGTAGTTCTACCATGAAAACAGAAAGTGTAAAGGTATTACAACTTGTGAACCGTCTGGAAAAACAAGGCTATCGAGTAAATCTCAACGTGATATTTGGTTCAAGGAAACGAAATACTGTTGTAACAAAAGTTCGCATCAAAACATCTTCACAGAGGTTAAACATCAAACAAACAGCGTTTCCGTTGGTACATCCGAGTATGTTACGCAGAATGATATTTGCAGTATGGGAACGTAGCGAGGAATGTTCCTACGGTGGTTTTGAATATGGATATGGCAGAGTATGTGATAATTATGCTTTCAGCAAAACATGTAACAAAGGGGAATATCTGATACCGAGTGTATTATCGGAAAAAGCAATCACTGAGATAGAACCATACAAAATAAAATAA